ATGAAAGAACATCTCCTGAAATTTTCATTAGTACTGCTGGCAGGCTGCGCAGGGCCAGGCGATCGTTTACCGGATATTCAGCCGGGTCATGTAGAAATGAACGGCAATACGCCCTGCATCACTTATGCGGTTAAGCCTGGCGATCGTCTCTCATACATTGAAATCGCTAATCACAGCAGCGCAGGTGACAGTTTTCAAAAAATTGTGCGTGAAGATGCGCTGTATCCGCAGCAGGGCGAGTGTCTGCCGACGCTGGGTTATCATTTCGAAAGCGGCAATAAATATGTGGCGTATTACAGCGTGGATAATCCGCGTGATGAACGAGAACGCATTATTGAAGTGAACTTTTTGATGCCATAAATTCGCCAGAGCAGCCATTCCCGAACAATAAAAAGCCCCTGTCGGGGCTTTTTAATAAAGACGCGTAGCGTTTATTACCGGGCGCTGAATAACGCCGTTCATACCTTCAACAAATGACAGTAATCAGTCTTTGCTCTGCAACAGGAAGCGATAAATCAGACCGCCCACTATGCCGCCAACCACCGGAACGACCCAGAAAACCCACAGTTGCTGTAAAGCCCAGCCGCCCTGGAAAATAGCCACAGCGGTGCTTCGCGCTGGGTTCACCGACGTGTTGGTGACAGGAATGCTGATGAGATGAATCAGCGTCAGGGCGAGGCCAATCGCCAGCGGCGCAAATTTCGCCGGCGCGTTTTTATCCGTGGCACCATGGATAATCAGCAGGAAAAACGCCGTCAGTACCAGCTCAGTCAGGATGGCTGCCGAAAGGCTATAGCCATCCGGCGAGTGTTCGCCATAGCCGTTGGCGGCAAAGCCGCTCGCGACGGCGTCAAAGCCCGGTTTACCGCTGGCAATCGCATACAGCACGCCCGCCGCGGCAATACCGCCAATGACCTGGGAAATGATGTAAGGAATGACATCCTGAAAGGTAATACGTCCACCCGCCCATAAACCCAGCGTGACGGCCGGGTTAAAATGACCGCCGGAAATATGCCCTACGGCATACGCCATGGTCAGGACGGTCAGACCAAACGCCAGCGCAACCCCCGTAAAACCAATGCCCAGCTCAGGATACGCGGCGGCAAGCACCGCGCTCCCGCAACCACCAAATACCAGCCAGAATGTGCCGAAAAATTCAGCCGCACTTTTTCTCAACATATTATTTGTCCTTATTTACACTATGACCGCTACGTATTTATTTAGCGGCGGAATATCATAGCGTTTAAAATAAATAACGGAACCAGGCGCTATTCTTAATCAGGAAGGAAATGTTGCGAGTTGTGCAAAAATGATGATTATTTGTGAATGTAATAGATTTAAATGAATATGGCGTCAGGGAGTTGTTGGCTTTTGTTTAATACAGAAGAGTGTGTGGAAATGTGCCCAGCATGTCGTCTCCAGACGTTTGATTAATTTGGTTTATATTCAGTGCGCCTGAATATCTCCCTTTGGAAGAGATAAATATCATTAAATCTCTCTTAAAGTGATCACCATTGCCTGGATTTACTTCCCAGTCGGGACCTTTGTTAACCTAACAGGTCTCTAGTTTGAAATGCCTTGCGTGCCCAAAATTCATTTTCTGTATAAATTTCGGGAGGCTGCTAATTCGATTTTTAGGCAAAAGCGCCAGGGCATTATTGTTGATTCACATAATGGACGTTGAACTTAATAAGTTTTTACCCAACATTTACCCAGAAAAAATAAAAGCTTTAATGCATCAAGGCGGTCAAGCATGAACGCAAGAGTGGTGAAAAGAGTGGTGAAATCACTGTTTTATAAAATTTACGAACGTTTTCAAAGGTGAGTGAACAGCAAAATGGCGTCCCCTGCAGACACCTAACGAATCGGGTAAGTGCAGGGGATTGCTGAGGAATTTATATAGTGAATAAAATAATGCCCGCAGTTATGCCCGCAAAACATATTCAGGATGCTTTTTGAAGGTTGTGGAGGTAGCTGCGCTTCCAGGCAAGATAATCGCCATAGAGCCATCGTGATGTGCGACCAAGTTTGATCGGCTTAGGGAGTTTTCCAGCGTTGATCTGTGAGTAGAAATATTTCGCCGAGTAACCAGCATCCTCCATCATAAACTTCATGTCAATGAACGAGTCGTCGCGAAGTTCTCTCATATCATTATCTCCAGGCGTAAAAAAGCCGCCATCAGGCGGCCTGTTCGAATCCAGTTTGTCGCGTATGGTCTGGATGTTTGAGGAATTCACAGTCTTCATCGAGTGTAAGGCTATGTGATTCCATGATTACTCCGCCATTAATGACTTAATCTGCTTGTCTACATCCAAGAGCAATGAAGCAAATTTGGACTCCATAAATACACGAAGCGCCTTCAATGCTTTCTCTTTTGTGCTGTATTGTTTGATGGGATTTTGAGAGGCGTGTTTATGGCTCTCTCCTTCATTTACCCATCCGTCCCCATGGAAGACCTTAGAAGACCATGATTTGTAAACGCTCATGGTTCCTCGGTTAACTGACCAGCCATTTGCATATGCACCAAAATCAACTGGAGGGTTTACATCTTTATCATCATCATAGTCTGACCATCTGAGCGCCCTGTTTATCGCCTGCATGCGCAGCGCGTCGTCGTATAGCTCTTTTTCTTTTTTGTTCATTGCCATTATCTATCTCCAATAAAAAACCCGCACTTGGCGGGTCATGGTGTTAACTCAAATTCATCGTCCCACGGTGGGAATATGCTCATCCTTCCATGAGACATGATGTACTCCGATGCTACGGTCATCGAGCATGGCTTCTCGAACTCCAGCATAAACACATCATCGTATGCTTTCCCTAGCCACCACCCGCCACCGTACTCCCGAGCCCGCTGAATGAGCACCCACCGACCGGGAGTTATGCGGTGATGTATCTCGCCCCTGTAAATAATCAGATAGTCCGAGTCTTTGCTCATGACGCACCCCAAAATAACTGTATTTATATACAGTAAATTGAGGTGGGCGGGCTGTCAATTCGTGGCGCAACAAGGTGAGAGTTTAGGCATCAGTCGTCATCAGTAGGTCCGCGGTTCCCTCTGAACCATACATCATTAGCTGCACGCGTCTTACGTGCCCATCCGAAGAAGATAATCACAGGGATTATGAACCACAGGGCATAATCAGGAGCCCTTTGTTCGGCAATTATCCCTAGGATGAATGGAAGTACAGAGGAGGCTGCCTTCCTTCCGTACCATGCATATTTATTTATCCAATCCATCAACCCTCCTTTCCAGGCAACTTGTAAGGCTGGCTTACAGGTTGGAGCATGGAGGAGTGGCAAACGCGGTCAATGGCCATGAGAACACCAAAGGCGTGCCCGTCACTACCGGCGCAAGATTTGACGTATGATCGCGCGGCGTGCAACAAATCGATGATTTCATCAGGCACAACCGGCGCGGTAGGCGCGGGCGGTGCTGCCTTTGCTGGCTCGTCAAAGTCAGGGTCTGCATATGGGTCATTGATGTGTTTAACAACCGGTGACACCGGCTCCGCCCCCTCCCGCAGCGCCAGCCAGTCCATCGCTATACGCGCCAGTTCCCGCTCTTCTGCCACAGTGGGCTCCGGGCCATTGCCCAGGAAAATTTCTTGCGCGCGCCATTTGCTCATTTCGCTCACGCTTCACCCCCTGTCTCAAGATTGATGCCCGCCGCCAGAACCCTTTCGACCTGCCGTATATCCGGGTTACCTGCAACCATCACTTCTGGTGCGTCACACTCTCCGCCCAGCTCAACAATGCGCTCATGCCCTGTGCGCAGGCAGGATTTGTAACCGCTAACCGCCTGCTTTAGTGCGTCTGTAAGTTCAGCGTTGCGCTTCTCTGCGGCTTCCAGCGCTGCTATCAAGCAGAGAACAGTCTTTGGGCTTGCTTCAGCAATAAACGCTGCGTCGTCTTTCAGGCAATGCTGCGCAACTGCCTCAATACCAACGCGCACCTCGTATCCGCGCGCTCCACTATGCGGCTTATATGCAGACCAGTCGCCCCAGCGTGCTTTCTCAGCCGCCGCTTTCAGTTTTGCTGTGTCAGTCATGCGGCACCGCCTTTACGAAGCTCGGCGGCGAATTCAATGAGTGCACTGTTAACTGCAAGCGCCCCTGTAGTTCGCTGTTCGGCCTCTTCGTAACTGATGCCATTCGTCTCCATCACACAGTCTGTGTCGAAAACTCCATCGAGCGAGTCCAGCGCAGAGGTAATGGCCTGCGCTCTTACTTCGCGCAGGAATGCGTCAGTGGCCGGGGTTTCAGCCTTGATGATTTCAAGTGCGCGTGGATGACTAATGCTTCCACGCATTTGATGAGTGGCCCATGCGTCGATGTCTTCTACCCCATCAGGGAACTCAAATCCCGGACCCGCGATAGTTCCGTATAGCCACTCCTGTGCGGCCTTGTTGTTACCATTGTCCAGATACATAATCGCCGCCTGAATGCCAATGAGATATCTATGCAATACCCAAGCATTCGAAAGTTCACTCGCAGCTTTAGGAAGAAGATGAGCATTCTCCGCAGCCAACTGCTCGCACTGCTTCGTCTTTTCGCGCAGCGCAGCGGTGGTAACGTCCAGTTGCGCCGCCATCTTGCTCAGCAGCTTCGCGATATCCAGCAGGGGTGTATTGCTGTCGAGGCACTTCGCCAGCTCGTGACCGGCTGCGATTAATTCGTCGTTGTTCATTTCTTCGCTCCAAACCAACGATTCAGATAGCGGTTGTTATTCACAGAGCCGAAGCTGTTGCGTTTCATTAGCTCTTCGCGGCTCGGCATCGGGGGTGAGTTCCTTTTTTCGTATTTCGGCGCGCTTGTTCCGGTCGCGTTTTGTGATGGGTCGTAATAGTCATTCATCAGAATTTCCTCGCGCCGTCCGTGGCGCACGATTAAACGCGACGCAGGCTGATGTGCTCGCGCTTTGCCATCTGGCGGATAGATTCGTATGAGCGGTTTAACTGGCGGGCGATAGTTTTGGGGTGGACGGTGCCAGCCAGTGATTTGATGAGGTGTAACTCGGAGGTAGTCCAGTTGCGGCCCAGCGTCTGCTGATTGCCACGGCGTTTTTTGAATGGTTCGTTCATGGCGCTACCTTATTAGTAGCGATGGCTTGCCGGTCTTCAGTGTCGCGCCAGGCACATCCTTGCCGCCCTCCAAAAGATGCTTGATAGCCATTTTGTCGGGCTTAATCACCGTGTCGTATTCGACGTATTCAGGTGGGAGAATGGCGCTGTCGGTTATCTCTACTGAATGACAAGGCGCGCGTACTGTTACCTGGTGAATACCCGCGCGGATTGATTTTTTACCGGCAGTTTCGAGTGACGTAGCGATGTAGGTGCGGATACTGGAAACCTTGTTTTCGATACTCACTGCGCGCTCGGTCAGGTTCTTTGCCTCATCCCTGAGGCGCTCCGCATACGTCGATTCGTTTTTGCAGATGGCAAGCAGCTGCTCGATTTTATCGGCAAGCTCACCCTCAATACCTTCGAGTGTGTCCGCCATTGCTTCCGGGTCGATGTCGGCATCCATCAGCCTGGCGTAGTCGCTGGCGACCTCATACAGTTTGCTCATTGGCGGCCTCCAGTTTGACTTTGCATTCTGCGTAGACTGCCTGGACGTTTTGCTGCAACTTCATGCCGGCCGTCAGCTTGTACGCCTCAGCAAATTTCCGCTTCAGGTCGTCCATAGTTTCTGCCTGCGCCATCTCATCGCAAAGCGCGCTGACTTTATCGATGACTTCCTGCTGGCGCTTGCGCTCGTCTTCCCTGATTTGCTCTTCTGAGTGGTAGGCCATTACCGGCTCCTGATGCATCCCTTCATCATCGTTAAGCAGATGAATAGCGTTATCCAGACGCTGCGCTTTAGGCCAGTATTTGCTGGCGCGCTTAACGATGGTCTTCCGGGCCATCTCTTCCCAAAAGTTTTTCCAGGGCCCGTTCTTGGCCTTGCTGGTAGCTTCCACGGCCTTGATTTCCGCCAGGCTCATCTCTTCCGTGAGGTAATCGCCATCAGGCGTTTTAACTGTGCAGTAACCGCCGACCACTTCGCCGCGGTCGCCGAACGCGTTGTATTTGTGAGCTGGCGCTTTATCCAGTCCATTGGATTCGTAGGTGTCGTTTGCGCATACCAGTTTGCACTGACCCCATTTAATTGACCCGGACGACTGAGCCAGATGAAGCAGACCCATATAGCTGATATCGAGGCATACCATGCCGTCGCGCGGTACTAGGTACGCCAGCTTGCTGGCCGGGTTCAGCGTAATGCCGATGGCCGCAACATTGATGATGGCGTTCTGCGCGCTCGTAGGGTTGTTGATTGCCGTCTTCGCGAGGAAGTCGTTTTTCTGAAATAGCTGGATGGCAAACTGGCTTTCCTTAGCCCATGTGACCGTCTGGTCTGTCATTGCTCCGCAAAACAGCGGCTCCTGCTGCTTAACGAAACTGACGATATCGAATGACATTACGCTGCCTCCCTGTGTGAATGTCGCGCCTTGAAGATGCTGATCGCGTACTCGGCGGTAACGCGTTCGGTCAGCGCATCAATCCACCAACCTTCCGACGCGTCCTGAAACGCGATGCTATGGCCTTCGAGGTAGTTCATGGCGTCATTGGTATGCTCATCAGCATCCAGCCCCGCCAGAGCCGAAATAAACGGGTTGGCTTTCTTCGCCAGACGCTCAACTTCATCGCTGATGCGTTCGTTATCCGTCGCGTCCAGCGCGGCAATAATTTGCTCAATTTCTTTGACGTCGTTCAGGGTCAGTCTCATTGCTTCTGCTCCTGTGGTTTGGGTTGCTGTTTCATCAAATCTTTCATGAGGCGGGCAAACTGCTCATCCGTCATGTCGCGAGGGTTAAGGGTCTTCATTGCGGCCTCCGATACCAGGGCATGCTTACCGCTGCCTTCATCTGCTGATTGGCCTGCAACCACATCCCGGCGTCACCGAGGAATCGGGCAATAACCGCCTTGCTCTGCGCGGCCATAAGGGCCTGATGGTTTACTGTTTGATTGCCGTACATGTCAGCTCCTTAAGCGTTTTGCAGATACCGCGCATGCGGCGTGTGATGAGGTCGAGTAGCGATTCAGAGCAGCCCACAACAGGCCACCCTGCAAAAGCGAACTGTTGCATGGTGTTATCCTTGGTTAATTGGCATAGCGATAACGCCTCGAATGAAGCGCTGTTGATATGCGAGCCGCCTAAACGGCTCTGAGTTTTTTCACGTAATTCATGCAGTAAGTGGGGGAGCAATCTTTCCAGTTATTCTTATGCTGCATGCGCTGGCTTGGCGGGTAGTAAGCAACGGTTCCCTGTGGCGTCCTGAATATCAGCGTGTTGTTCCCTTCCTCAAATTCCACTTCATTTCTCTTGAAGAATGCCGCTATTCGATCATGCGCTGAGTCGCGGGCTTTCTTTCTTCGTTCTTTCAATTCTGGTTTCCAGTCCCGCCAGAATTCACCCATATCACCCATACTTCCTCCAGGCGAAAAAAAAGCCCCGACTAGCGGGGCGAACAGACAACAAGGGTTATTTCTCCATTTAACCAGAACAGGTCTTCGTCTCCTGTCTTGGTTATGAGCGATATTGCTCACATAGCTGACTCGTAAATCAGCTATAGGCGCTTATTCGCTGACGAATTCAGTCAACTGCTCATGCAGCTCAACCAGAGTTTCATCATCAAAACCGTCGAGAAATGCTTGTTCGATAAGCTTGATTATCTCTGCCGCTTGCTCTTTGCTTATTTCCATTGATATCTCCTGTTATGCGGATTGCATCAGATAACCGACCTGTCGGATCGGCTATCGGCTGCTATTCCTTGCGCAGCACAACATCGAAATCGCTGAGATTTGTTTGGCGCAGTAGCCCCTCTTCAACGCGATCAGCTTTTCTGTAGTTGTCATATTCAAAGTGCTTAATCACCTCACCAGATTTACGCTCAATGACCTCTACGATGTATTTCTTCTCTTCCATTCACTCCTCCTGTTCAGATGTCGGCTATCGGCTGCTATTCAGCACCTTCAGCGAAGTCCTCGATTAGCTCATCCAGACAATCGTCAGTCATGGCATCCATTCCCTGTGCTCGCTGCATGACTTCAATCGCATCGTCTGGTGAGAGGTCAACTGCAACCAGAAACTCAGCAACGGCAAGCTTTGCAACGTAATATTCATTTTCCTGCATGCACTGGCTGAACACTGCGCTTACTGCACTTGTTAACCTGATCATCAGGTCATTGTTATCGCAAAATTCCATTCACTCCTCCTATTCAGATAACTGCTATCGGCTGCTATTCAGCGGGCATGGCAGGGAGCGGCATCCAATGGGTGATATCGAATACTTCCCAGGACTGTCCGTCGTTGTATGGGCAATCCCAATACCGGAATGATTGATAAGATTCTTCATTTGTCGGATGGTCCCAGCGGATCTCGCCAATTCTTGGTTCCCCGTTGAAGTTGACTAGTACAGGCGTTTCATCAGGCGGCATCCGCTCGCTACATTTAATCCACTCCATTCACTCCTCCTCGCCGATGGCTTTAGCTTGCGAGCCTTCATCATCAATGTCGTAAATGTCGTGATAGCATTCGTGGCACAGCTCTTCATTGCCATCGCCGCTGTAAACGGCCACCGCAGCAATCCCTTTGCCGCATACGTCGCATTCGACATCCTCATCCATATCTCACCTCAGATAAGTGGCTTGCTGCCAAAAAGGAAGGCCGACTATGCGGCCTTATTCCTCAAACCTAATTTCAGCTATTTTCCAGTCTCCATCACATAACAGATAAGACTCAGGAAATTGGTTTATAAATGACATGATTCTATCTATCTTAATAAGCATATATGTCTGCTGTAACGGGTTATGAATTTTAAACGAAGCACATGCCGGAATCACAGAACTGGATAAGATCCATTTGTGCATTTTTACCACCACTTGGCGTTAGCGGCGCTTCAGAAAGTGGAACGCCGTATTTTGTTAGCCACAAATGAGGCCATTTTTGTTGTATATCTTTTTCGTGCTGACAAGCTTTTTCAAAATCACCAGGTACATTGTTCTTCATGTACAGCCACAGATCATCATCTCTGTTCGGGCACATCCAACAAAGAGATGCCGGAGGCGTAGGCAATCCATAATCCTCTACGCACTGTATAGCCATTTGTTTAGTCATCAGCATTTCTATAAGAGGGTAACGCCGCTGCCACTTTCCTGTTGGGTATTTCGCTCTTCGCTGAGCTTCTTCGATGCTAATTCCCATCCAACTATCAACACCCCTGCTAGTAAGATACTTTTCCCCATATCTTTCATTGAGCATTCGCTGAATAACTTCAGTTTTCCATTTTATGGAACAGAATGAAGGCTGTTTACCCGCGCACATTCCTTTAGAATCCCTACCTTCATACTCAGTAAAGTATCCAGGTAATGGAACGTCAGGGTCAGGACCTTCAATATCGTAGGTGGCAAAATTACTTTTTGGTATTATCAGATATTCAACACCAATATCTTCACAAAGAGGCACCATGTATTTTCTCTGATACTCGAACACATTGCTTGCCTCCCTCTCAGTATCTGACATGACAATAATATCAGGCTTTGGCAGAACGCCTGCATGGACCAGGCAAATTATTGCGTTACTCTGCGTTCCGCCGCCAGAAGATATAACATTTAATCTTTCTGGGTTATGCCTGAATGTTCGTCTTGGTATGAATTTACTTGTAAACCCTGGCATATTATCTCCCGGTCTTTACAATCTGATAATCCTGTCCTGTGTTTTTGGCGTACTGCTCTGCCTGCTCTTTGGTTTTGAATGAATTACCACAAACCCATCTACCACAACTTCTGTACTGAATCTGATAGCTCATATCTCACCTCAAATTAAAGGAATCGATTTACCACGCATTTTCTGGTGCGCGTTCATCAAGTGGGTAGGGTGGTTAACCGGATTCTTGTATGCCGGGTTGCGCTTGCGTTCGGTTACTTCCGGCTCCTGGTGATCGCGGAGAGCTACGAGCGAAGTGGCTCGGTCTGCTCTGACGCAACCAGAGAGCTTCTGTTCGATTCGGCGAGCAAGAGAAGCGTCTTGCTGTGCCTGTTCACGCTGAGCCTGTCTGCGATCTCTGCGGCGGTTTCTGGCGTTATCGTCAGCCAGGATAGTGATGACTACTGTCATGTTGACCTCCGATGGTTAGCTTTGGTGATTGGATGGCCGGTGCTGATCTCCGGCTCGCTAGACATGCCACGAAATGAATCAGTTGCACCTCCGTCACTGTGGAGAGACTCGACCAGCAAGTTACATTCGTGTGCGCATCAGCCTGCGCATTCATCCAATCCCAAAGCCAACCTCCCGGCTAACCGGGAGTGGTGACTATTTGATGTTTTTGTTAAGGATTCTGTAGACAGACTGCTTTATCTGCCCCATTTCAAGCAGGCTATCGAGCATCAGGCGCTTTTCTTGTGCGGTCTTGCAGTTTGATTCGATGAATAATGCTGCGGTCATTGCGTTCATGATTTACTCCTCTTGTGAAATTGACTGTGGTGGTGACGTGCCGGGTGCTTATCTTCCGGTTGCTGTCTCGCAGCTGCACTTCGCGCCACCACCAAAGCCAACTTCTCTTTGGGCCCCGCATTTCGGCGGGACAATCCGTATTTTTAAAGAGCCAGCCACTCAGTTCCTTGTGGCGTCTCAGCGACCTGCTGATGGCATAACAATACAAAACGTACTGAACATCGTCAATACAAAATGTACTTAAAAAGGGCGTAAAAATACGAAGTGTATGTTTTATATTGAAAAATAGTTTTTGCGAGTGGGTTTTCTTGCGTGGGATACCGCTTTAAGGAGTGCCTGTTTTGATGCGTTAAAATGAGTTTGGTGGTGATTTTCGTTGGCGCAATTTATGCCAAAATCAGTGTGGAAGTGAAGTTATAAATCATAATAATCAAACACATATCATGTTATGTCGGTGGCGCAATAATAACGATTTGCAGGCAGTAAAAACCCGCCGTAGCGGGTTGGGGAATTTTAGAGCCCTTGCCATTTGGCTTCGATAACGACGCCAATTATTCGGCAGTTACCGTCGATGGGGATCATGTGATAGCTGGGGTTAAGTGGTTTCAGGTACTTTTGTCCGGCGTCGACGATGTATTTCTTAAATGTCGCCTCGTTCTCAGAGTCCAGCTTCGCTACCACCAGGCGACCGCTCGTTGCTTCAATCGCCGGGTCTACTAAGATTTGCATGCCTTCTGGAATACTGAGACCGGACGGCGCTGTCATTGAGTCGCCTCTTACCGTCAACCAGAACGATCGCTCGCTGGCATGAGATGTCGTTTCCGGCCATACCTCTACTTCCTGAAGCTGATATGGCTCCACAGCCTCGCACCAATTTCCTGCGCTCACCCAACTAATCAGAGGGAATCTCCTTACTTCCGTATGAGGGCGTGGATTGGAAACGTTGGCCAGATCTTCACTCGGGTAGTCAACCATACCATCAGAGCTCAGAACCAGCTCCTTCAGTCCGAGCTGCTTCATGATTGCCGCTATGTCTTCAATGCTTGGCTCGCGGCGGCCATTCAGCCAATGACCTATCGCGCCCTGAGTTTTACCCAGAGCTTCAGCAAGTTTGTCCTGCGTGAGGCCAATCTGTTTCATCCTGGCTTTTGCCAGTTCATTCCACGGTGTTTTCATACGCCGATTATTACGGCTTGTATTGACAGTGACAACGCACAAAATGTATTAATCCTCTTGCGTTCTCTCAGTACGGAATGTATTATTGATGCATGTACCATCCTGAGGAGATAACCGATGAGCAATCTTCGGAAAATCCGGGAAACCATGAAGGTATCCCAAGCCGCACTGGCTGAAAAGGTTGGGTGCACTCAGGGAGCGATTGGACATTACGAATCAGGGCGGCGACATCCGGATTTAAAAATGTGCCGTTCGCTCGTTGAAGCACTCAATAGTTTTGGGGCGAAAGTTCAACTGGACGATGTATTTCCTCCTGAATTGAACGCCGCCTAAGCAGTACCGCTCTTTAACAAATCTGGTCGTCATTCCCGCCGAAATGCGGGGATAACTTTAAGTGGCAGACCCCACGGTCTGCGCACGTATCTATCTAAACAACAAAGGAAGAATACCGAATGGAACTTACAAGCACACGCAAGAGAGCCAACGCAATTACCAGCAACATTTTCAACCGCATCGCTATTCGCGGTCAGAGAAATATCGCATCGCAGCTGGGCGTTGATGAGTCGCAAATTACCCGTTGGAAATCCAGCATGATCCCGAAGATGTCGATGCTGTTGGCAATTCTGGAATGGGGAGTTGAAGACGAGGAATTATCGAAGCTGGCAAAGCAGGTAGCACTGCTTCTTACAAAAGATAAAGCCCCTAAGAACGGTGAATTCTTAGAGGCTTAAGCACACCGTGTTACGCCAAGTAACAGGAGCAATTATGCCAAAAACACTCAGTCCTGACCAGGACAAATTACACAAAAACATTATTCGTGATCGCTACCTGTCCGGTTTTAAGCAGCCTGGTCGATTCCGGGCTGAGTGGGAACGGGTGAAACAGTTATTCAGAGGTAAAGGTCATGAGTAATCTCGCAACAGTAACACCAATCAGGCCTCAGGTTGAGGTCGTGGAGTCACGCGTGGCAGAACTCGAAGATGGCTACACGCGGACTGCTAACGCATTGCTTGAAGCGGTGATGCTTTCCGGCCTCACTCAACACCACCTCCTGATAGTTATGGCTGTATGGCGTAAGACGTATGGCTATAACAAAAAAATGGACTGGATAGGCAATGAGCAGTTCGCAGCGCTTACCGGTATGGCGGCAACCAAATGCTCCACTGCCAAAAACGAATTAATCAGGATGGGGGTACTCACTCAGGCAGGGCGTCAGGTAGGTATGAACACCAACCTGTCAGAGTGGAAAACCAAGTTTAACGGAATCAGTAAAAGTTTTACCGAATCAGTAAAAGTAAGCTTTACCGAATCGGTAAAAAGCTCTTTACCGAATCAGTCAAACACAAAAGACAATATACAAAAGACAATAAAGACAATTACCCAAACCCACGAAGTGGGATTGTCGGATGATGTTTCTGAAAAGCCATTAACACCTCGCCAGCTCGGAATTAACCCTAGGGCTACCGGCAACAATCCTCGCTCAAAGCTTCCGGCATTTGACCGTGAGCGACTGAAAGAAACCTGGAACTGCAAAGCCGAAAGATTCGGACTGCCGAAGATCCGGAGTGTCACCACGACGGTGGAGAACGGCATCAAGCGCCTGTGGGTTTCTTACCTGAAGCAGTGCAAGGAGCTGAAGCGGGAGCCGAAAGATATCGACTCACTGCTGAACGGTTATCTGGAGCACGGCTACCAGCCGACGCCGTGGGCTATGGGGCAAAACCCGGAAGGCAAGCGCTACGGAATTGAGACAGCGCTTCGTCAGGAGAAAATCGACCAGATTTTAGGAGCTGATAGCTGATGGACAGTTACGATTTTGAGTATCAGCTGGTCGGCTCGATGCTCGTGAAAGGCGATCACATCGATTGCCGTGAAGTGGCCGGAAAACTCCCCGCCGAAGCATTCGAAAATTTCCACCTCCGCACCATGTACCAGTCAATCGTAACCCTCCTGACCAAAGCCGAGCCGGTGGATATGTTCACTGTTCAGGCCGCCGTTCCTGATAGCACGAAAGACCTGGTGATTGAGGTCGGGGCGAGATGCGTTACCGCCGCTAATATCCGCGGATGGGCCAAGCGTGTGCGACAGTGCTGGATGCTGCGGCGTGGAATCGCCGAGCTTAACCGGGCGGCTGGGATTCTGGCATCGGCAGGAACGCACGATATCAACGACCGGATTGGCGAGGTGGGAAGCATCCTGTCAAAGCTTCAGTTTGAAACTAACGACAAACTCCCACGCCGCATTGCTGACCTCCTGGAAGACTACATGGACGTGCTTGAGAGTCGCATGCAGGGTGAAGAATCCGGCCTGTATCTCAAGACCGGAATTCAGGCGCTGGATGACGAGTATGGCGGCTTCGACCGCACCGACCTGATAGTCATCGCCGGGCGACCCGGAATGGGTAAGACCGAGCTCGCCATCAACATCGCGAACTCAATCGGCCGGCAGAAGGGTAAGGGGCTGTTTGTCTCTCTGGAAATGTCCGACATGCAGGTCGTCGAGCGACACGTTGCCGACCGTGCTGGACTGTCAGTAGGCGCGCTTCGTAACCCGCTGAACATGGTTCAGGAGCAGTACACCCGCCTGACAACTGCTACCGGTACGCTAATGGACGAAAACAACTACGTTATCGACGGATCGTTCACCGTAGACGACTGCATTGCCCACGCTGAACGACTGAACTCTGACGGCGGCCTGAGCTTCCTCGCTATCGACTATCTCGGACTTCTGGAGAAGCCGAAGGCAGAGCGCAACGACATCGCCATCGCCGAAATCACCCGCAAGCTGAAGCAGTTTTGCCTGCGCAACAAGGTGCCGGTGATTCTGCTGTCGCAGCTAAACCGAGGGGTTGAAGGAAGAGCAGATAAGCGACCGACGCTTGCCGACCTCAAAGGCTCTGGCGCAATTGAGCAGGATGCTGACGTGATTATCTTCCCGTATCGCGATGAGGTGTATCACGAGAACAGCGACATGAAGGGAATCGCCGAAATCATTATCGGCAAATACCGCTCAGGCGAACCAAAGACGTTCTACATGGGCTGGAAAAACGGCCACTTCGTCAACATCGACCAGCAGGAAGCGGCGATGCAGTACGCCCGCAACGAGAAACAGTCCTCTCAATCTAACGACTGGCGCTAAGCCAACCGAACACCACAAGGATTAACCATGAGCACTATTAGCAATGAGCGTTTAGAAGAAATGCGCGATTACGACACCTGCGTAAGGCTCGATGAGTCGGCAGCAATGGCAACCGAGCTTCTGGCGCTGCGCAAAGAACGGGAGCGGGCGGAGCCGGTTGTATGCCCAAAATGCGGCAACACTGGTTTAGCAGATAGCGGCGGGGTGCAGCCATGGGGAGAGCCAATTCTCATTGAATGTGACTGCACCGCACCGCCCGCGCCGGTTGTGCCTGAGGATGTGCTCGCTGCACTGCGAAAGGTGGCAAAGATTCGCCTCGACTTTAACGACTTCGACGGCGACAGGCGAGGAATGGCTGATTGTCTTGTCGAAGCAGAAGAGGCTTTGATCGAAGTGGTCAACCGCCGCGCCGCCATGCTTCAGTCTGGCAATGACGAGATTGGCTCATGGGGCAACCATAAGACCACACCTACCGATAATCCCAAAAGCGAAATGAGTCAGCAGGCAGAGCAGCTGCTACGCGACACGACAGCGCTGGCAGTGACTCTGAGTGCCGAAACCGACACCACCTCGCAGCAGTTCGAATCGCTGGCAGGTAAGGCGGTTGGCGACAGCGAGGGTTTCGAGTGTACGCCAGTCGCTGACCTGTACGAGCTTCTTACCAAGTGCGGGGAATGTTACGACTACACAACTTCCGCAAAAGTCGCCGCTGACTGGATTAAAGAAGGATATTCAGCGCGGGAATACGTGAAGCTTGACCGTCTGCAGGAAGCCATGGCGCAGGGTTCCGACGGGGATGGCGATGGCTGGATTCCATGCAGCGATAGAGCTTGAGTTGCCGCCAACAATAGAAGTCCACCCGCTTGGCCCGAGTGCGGCGAAAATGTTTTGTGAGCTGCATAAAAACACTTTAGCAGAATGTGCCAATTCCATCCGCGCCGCCGGCCTCAAGGTCAAGGGGGAGTGATGACGTGGACTCCCGTCAATGGCGCACAAAATATGCCCGTAGGAAAGTGGCTGGTTCAACTTTCCGATGGGGATTTTGCAGTGGCAAAAATTCACGAAGAAGTCCAGGTAGTGGGAGGGCGTTTCCATTTTGATGCGCCGCCTGTAGTGGCTTACATGCCGCTTCCAGTGCCGTATGCAGGAGTGAAAAATGAGGAAACAAACGTTTGAAATCCGCACACCGCTAGTACAGCAAAACGCCATCCGCACCATCCAGCAGCTTTACCCCGACCCCGAAAGACCTCTCATCGTAACCATTCAGGAAAAGACGCGCTCAGTAGAGCAGAACAAGCGTCTTTGGGTGACCCTGCGCGATGTTTCTGAGCAGGTCGTCTGGCATGGCATGAAACTGGATAGCGAAGACTGGAAGCACATCTTCACGGCAGCGCTTAAGGGGCAGCGCTCAGCGCCAGGCATCAACGGCGGCTTTGTTGTGCTCGGGCAGTCAACCAGCAAGATGAAAGTCAGCGAGTTCAGCGAGCTCCTGGAACTGATTTATGCCTTTGGTGCAGAAAGAAACGTCAGGTGGAGCGAGGACGCTCAGGAAGCTATTGAGTGGGCCAAACGGACAGGTCGGAGGCCGAGATGCGAAAACGGAAAAGCAGCCTAGTCGCTGTAATGGAAAACTGCATATTCATCGTCCGACCCCGCCGCAAGAAGAAATCTGAATTACCTCCCTCACAAATTCCAACGTTCGCGTATACAGCTCACCTTGCTGATGTTCGGTGGCTACGTCAACGCGCCAGGAGGAAGCATGCTTAACCCTATCCAAACCCAAGCATACGAGCAGCAGAGCATAGCCAGAGCTCTCTGCGCAGGATGCAGCAAGCAATTATTGCCGGATGAAACGCACTGCTGTGAAGAGTGCGTAGCGCAGGCTATCTACTATCGCGACCCGAATCATTTTATGGCGGAGGATGAAGGTGATGAAATCTCATCGTCGGCGTTGTAAAAACGAAGAGTGCAGAGAGTGGTTCCACCCGGCATTCGCTAACCAGTGGTGGTGTAGCCCCGAATGCGGCGCAAAGGTTGCCCTGGAACGACGAAGCAGGGAGCGTGACAAAGCACTCAAAGCAGCAGAGAAGAAACGACGAAGAGAAGAACAGCAGCAGAAAGACAAGTTAAAGATTCGAAAGCTCGCCTTAAAGCCCCGCAGTTACTGGATTAAACAAGCCCAACAAGCCGTAAACGCCTTCATCAGAGAAAGAGACCGCGACCTGCCATGCATCTCGTGCGGAACTTTCACGTCCGCTCAGTGGGATGCCGGTCACTACCGGACAACTGCTGCGGCACCTCAGCTTCGCTTTGATGAAAGCAATATCCATAAGCAATGCGTCGTGTGCAATCAGCACAAAAGCGGCAACCTCGTGCCGTACCGCGTAGAGCTTATCCGGCGTATCGGGCTGTCAGCAGTCGAGGGTATCGAATCGAACCACAGCCGCCACCGCTGGACTATCGAAGAGTGCAAAGCGATTAAGGCGGAGTATCAGCAGAAGCTTAAAGATCTGCGCAATAGCCGGGAGGAAGCAGCATGAGCGAAATAAGCAGAGAGGTCTGCGAAGAATATCTTGATGCCCTTGTGACCGTCGAGCTGGCAGCAAAGTTGGCGCAGAAAGACGGGCGCAAAATCAACTCGACTATCCGCGCAACTGTGAGCGCTTTGCTACCGCGGCTTAGCGACCGGAAAGTCAGGGGCATATTCACCGGCCTTGCACGTCAGCCATTCCCGGACGGCGCGCTGAAGATGCTGCGCAGGCAGCTCGATTCAATGGTAGGAGAGCCAGTATGAGCCAGGTAACAAATATCGCTCTTGCATATCAACGGCAGAAGGACCGCGAGATGCTCGAAGATATTGACAATGCGCTGAAGACCAACTATGAGACGCGCAAACGACTCGAATCAATGCGCCGGGAAGTTATCAATCGTCTCGGTCTCAATAAGCCTGATGGCGGGAGCGCAGCATGACAGTACGCGAGTTAAGCCTTAGCAAAGAGCAGCACGACTGGATTAACGGATGGCTCGAACTGTGGGGTGCGTGGGTATATTCAGGTCGCCTGGAAAAGCGTATGAGCAGCGTTATCGCCAAGTTCATGGAGAGCGTAGAGCCGGGAAGAATTATGACCAGGCCAATGTGCAATGATGATGATGGAATGTTGATTTCTCAGGTCGTCGATTCCGTCATGCGCATTGATAAAAAGGCTTTCGGCATTCTTCTCAGCTACTACGCTCATGGGTCATCTAAATACTCCATATCATCCTACTATCACAAGGTCGCAAGTCCCCGCAAAATGATGCGAGGCGGTGGCGAGCGCCTGGCAAAACCATCACTGGCAACCTGCCGACGTGAAGTGGACGATATCCTGAAGGCGTCACTGTTCATTTTGTATAATCCGCTCGAACATGCTTTTAAAACTCGCAAACGTGTAGAGAAAGTGAAGCGAGTCGCATAAAACGTGTTGACATCATTGAGCAAATGAGCAATGATATTCGCATAAGCTGCCGTTAGTGACTCTTAAGTTACAGCGGCGGCTTTTTTTGCACCCGGGAATAAGTTTTCTAACGAGTGGCCTTACTCACGGGCGCGAGCATTAACGCTGAAAATAAGTTCCCGATAGGTGCAGACTGATCACCTGCCGTTAGCTCCACGAAACGGAGCCCACAACAGGTAAGGGCGCTGAACTTTTTAAGCCAGGAAAACGCTGGCGTCGGTGCGATTCCGGGTGGTGTCCTTTCCGTTGTGGTGAATGAGCTTGATGGTGAGGTAAAGGCTCACCATGGCGACGAATGCAGGCCGGAGATCAGCACCGCCACCACACATATTCAGACGGCAGAAAAGAAAATCCCCGCCGAAGCGGGGAACTATATCCGACTACAGCATAAGAGACTGATTGGCGGTTTAACCCCACCGGGGCGGGGAACGCAACTTGAATCGCCGTAAGTGTTCTCGTTGCTGGTTAATCCCTACCTAAGCAGGGAACATTACACGCTACTTTTCTGCACTTAACTTATCAAGCCATGGCTTGAGGCCAATGCAGAACGCGCGGAATTCGTCATCTTTTATCGTTTCAGTGCGATTAATGTGAGCACCGTAATCCGCTGAATTACCGGTAGCAATTTTAGTCGCTCCTTTGCCGCGCAACCACTTGTCTGCGTGAGTGGATGATATTTCCAGTCCACCCTCGCGCACTATCTCTACCAGGTCATGGCGCGTGAGCTTCAGCGCTGACGCTATCAGCTTGAGATTAACAGTTAGCTGTCCGTTATCCATAACGCCTCCATTCGATGGATTGGATAATGCCCTGGAAATAGTTCGATTTGTAGTGCGTAGATCAACTTTTCACCTAAATAAATTCCTATTCAATGGCTCGCTTCGGCGGGCCTTTTTCGTATTAGGCCACAGGCAATCAATCACAGATGAACCCTCCATCCGATGCCTTGCTGGCCTTTCCTAACTACACCACAGCACTTCCTATCGGAGGTGTGAGATGTCACATATGAGCAAATTAGCTTCTGGCGCAGCTTATGGCGCATCTGCCGGGACGGTGGCTAATGGGTTGTTGACCCGGCTAAGTCCTGACGAGTGGAGCGCAGTAGGCGTTATCGCCGGTATTGTTGTGGCGCTACTGACGTTCGGTATCAACTGGTATTACAAACGCAAAACCACGCTGGCGCAGATTCAGGCGTATGAGCGATGGCCTTCCGCAGCCGGGCAGTTATCAAAGGAGGACTAACGATGGCTATCCCGTCCTCACTGAGAAATAAACTGATTGCCGCAGCGGGCGCGGGCTCTATGGTCATCGCCACGATATTCATCGGCGGCAAGGATGGCGTAGAGGGTCGCAAGTATCAGGCTTACAAAGATGTCGCTGGCGTATGGACTGTCTGCGACGGCCACACTGGCAATGACATCATTCGCGGCAAGACCTACACCGACAAAGAATGCGATCGGCTTTTGTGGAAAGACCTGCAGCCGGCCAAATCGACCGTAGACAATCTGGTCAAGGTTCCGCTGAACGAATACCAGCGCGCCTCGCTATACAGCTTCGTATTCAACGTGGGCAGTGATGCATTCGCTAAGTCGACGCTTCTTCGCAAGCTGAACAAGGGCGACAAGGAAGGGGCGTGTGAAGAAATGCGCCGCTGGGTCTACGCCGGTGGAATGAAGTGGAAGGGATTGCAGAACCGGCGAGAGATGGAGCGCTCCATGTGCCTGGCGGAAAGCGAAAATGACCTTTAACTGGAAGTTCATCCTTTTCGCAGTAATGACTCTGCTAATGGCAATTGCCATTGTCATCGCCAGTCATTACAGGTCGGCGCTCACAGAATCTCAGGCATCTTTAACCAGAGTAAACCAAGAGTTAAATCTGGCTAAAGACACCATCAAAGACATGCAGACTCGCCAGCGCGATGTCGCAGCGCTCGACGCCAAATACACACAGGAGCTTGCAGATGCTCAGAGCACTATCAATCAGCTTGAGCGCGATGTTGCTACTGGCAAGCGTCGGCTGCAGCTCAACGCCACCTGCACAGCGAACGGGACGACCGGCACCGGCAGCCTGGGCGATGCTTCCACCGCCAGACTTACAGACTCCGCTCAACGGGATTATTTCACCCTCAGAGAGCGAATCGAAACAGTGACCAAACAGGTTAACTATCTGCAGGACTACATCCGGCAGCAGTGCCTTAAATAACCAATGCGAGCCAATCATGGCAAAGTCCAAATGGCCTAAGCTCCCGCGATACTTCGTTCCACTATTCCACTCGGATAATGTTTACCTTGCCAGAAATAGAGAGGAATACGCGCAAGCCTGTGAGCATCTGAATGTTGATGTCGGGCCGATAAACAGTCTGGCCGGAATATGCCGTCACTACCAGAACGAAAACACAAACGAAAATCTGTACCTCATCGGTGTTTTTAACGGTGACATCGCAACCCTTGTCCATGAGTGTGCTCACGCGACGTTCTACTGTTGCCACGATGTCGGCGTGGTCATCGGAACCCACAAGGCAAACGAAACCTATTGCTACCTCCTGGACAGAATGTTCAGCCACTTCCTACCGCACATTAAGCAGGAATAAAAAATGGCAGAAGTAACACAAATGACCGATACGCAGCAGCTCAACCTTGAGTTGTATCGTATGGTGATGAAAGACACGGCCGCAGCTAAAAAGGCAATCGCATTTGTTGGCGGTAATCAGCTCAAAGCCGAACTGTTCAAAGATGCCTATACGCTGGCAACCGCTGAGACTGGTGTTGTTGCCCGCACCGATAAGGCAATCCAGACCGCAACCGAAGCGCTCGCGCTATTTGAAGGAGCCCAGTAATGAAACAATCATGGCCTCAGTATGCCGACGCTAACGGCGTTTATGTGTCCGCACTGCCCATCAAGTCTCTTAAGCAGACCATTGAGGGTTATGCGATTGCCAGCTTCGACGGCAATTACAAAGACCAGAACCTATCAAGCCACTTCATGAGCATCTTCCGCCCAGTGGTTGGCGGGTATCTGTTTACCAGCGCATCCGGTGAGTTGCTCTACATGAGCAAGACTGCATTCGAAGCTCAGTACAGTGCGGCCGGTGCAGCAGTAACCTGGGCATCAGTAACAGGTAAGCCAACAACGTTCGCGCCGGTAATCGGAACCACAGCAACTACAGCAATGGCCGGTAACAAAGTGCCCACAAGCACAGACCGCGGCGGCGTACTCCAGCAGGCAGCGATTACAGCTATCACCGACTCATCCGGTGGCACATCAGGCGGTAACACGGTAGCAGCAGTTCCAGCAGCCACAGCAGCAACTACTGACACTTCAGCCGCATCCCTGGCGTCGACTAACGCAGCTATTGCCGCGATTAAGAACGACTTCGCAACTCTTTCAGCCAAATACAACGCGCTTCTGGCAGCGGTGAAAGCAGCAGGCGTTACGGCTTAATGCAATACACAGCTCATTCAATGAGTGGGCTGGATAATGCAACAACGAGGAAATGATATGGCGACTGAAGAGAAGAAGATTGGTCGGCCATCAGACTACACGGAAGAGTTAGCGGAAATCATCTGCCTTCGACTGGCGGAGGGTGAATCACTGCGCTCCGTGTGTCGTGATGAAGGAATGCCATCAAAGCAGGCTGTATTGCGCTGGCTGGCTCGCAACGAATCCTTTCGTGCCCAATACGTGCGGGCGAAGGAAGAAGGCGCTGAGGCCATTGCGGAAGAGCTGTTCGACATCGCTGATGATGGATCTAACGACTGGATGGAAAAGCTCGACAAAGACGGTGAGGCTATTGGCTACCAACTTAACGGCGAGCATGTTCAGCGCTCTAAGCTGCGCATTGATACGCGCAAATGGTATCTGTCCAAAATCCTGCCCAAAAAGTATGGCGACCGTATCCAGCACGACCAGTCAATCACGTTCAACAACCTGAGCGACGAAGAGCTGGACAAAAAACTTCAGGAGTTAACCAATGCACAATCTCAGCCGGGAGCAGAAGATTGAGTTATTGAAGCTCCTGGAAGAAAAGAACCGTCGCACTAACGTATATCGATACAAAACCTACTATGCCACCCGCTACCCGTGGCAGAAGAAGTTTATTGCCAACACGTCGACACATAGTCAGGTAGGTCTGATTGCAGCCAACCGCGTTGGCAAGACCGACACGGCAACCTACGTCGATTCTATCCATGCGATGGGAGACTACCCGGAAGGGTGGGAAGGCTATCGCTTCGGTCATGCCCCGCTAATCTGGTGTCTTGGCTATTCCGGCGAGAAATGCCGCGACCTTTTACAGACGCCGATTCTTGGGCGCAAAACGGAGAACGGCTGGGAAGGTGGCTTAATCCCCGGCGAGCTTATTGTGGATACCGAGCCTATGACAGGCACGCCTAATGCAGTGCGCACCGCATATGTTCGGCACAAATCCGGCGGGCTGGCGAAGATTCAGTTCTGGTCCTACTCACAGGGGCAGCACGCACTGATGGGTGACAGCGTCGACTGGTTTCATATCGATGAAGAGCCCAAAGACCCGACCATTTACCCTCAGGTGCTAACCCGAACCGCTACCGGCGATAAAGGCCGTGGCGGCCGTGGTGTGTTGACGTTTACACCAGAGAACGGACGCACTGACCTGGTTATTCAGTTGATGGATAACCCATCTCCAGCTCAGATATGCATGAACGTAGGCTGGGATGATGCCCCGCACCTCAGCGAGAAAGTAAAGGCTGAGTTACTGGCCTCTTTTCCGCCTCATCAGCGTGACATGCGAACAAAGGGCATTCCAATGCTCGGTCACGGTCGCATATATGACTTTGGTGAAGAGTTTGTAACGTGTGACCCATTCCCCATACCGCCTCACTGGATGGTTATTAACGGGATGGACTTCGGATGGGATCACCCACAAGCGCACATACAGCTGGTAATCGATGCTGACAACGAAACCTTCTATGTCACCAGAGCATGGAAAGCCAGTCAGACGTCACCCGCCGAAGCGTGGGGTGCGATTAAGTCATGGGCTAATAAGGTGCCAACGGCATGGCCTCAGGATGGCTTGCAGACCGAGAAGGGCTCAGGTCTTCAACAGAAACAGTATTACCACGATGCCGGATTCAGAATGGTCAAAGACCCTGCTCAATGGCCTGATGGCTCACGCTCAGTTGAGGCTGGCCTGTTCGAGCTTTACGACCTGATGAAGCATGGCAAATTTAAAGTGTTTCGCGGCCTGCGAGACTGGTTCGAAGAGTTCAGCTTCTACCACCGTGATGAGAAAGGGCGGCTCGTTAAAGTGCGTGACGACCTTCTCGACGCCACTCGATACGCCTACATGATGCGTCGATTCGCCATCCGATATGGTGAAGTTAACAGCCCTAAAGAAAAGAAATTACCGGCTCCAATTCGTCCAATTTCCCGAGGTAGATAATGGCCGACCAAAACGACAAATTGCGAACCATTCTCCTTCGGTTTGACAGGGATTGGGCAGCAAGCGATGAGGCCAGAAACGAGGCAATCAATGACCTCTTCTTTAGCCGAATTAGTCAGTGGGATGACTGGCTTTCCCAATACACCACACTGCAATATCGAGGACAGTTTGACGTAGTCCGCCCGGTTGTTCGCAAGCTCGTCGCAGAGATGCGCAAGAACCCGGTAGACGTTCTGTTTAAGCCGAAAGATGGCGCTTCACCAGATGCGGCCGACATTCTAATGGGTATGTATCGCACCGATATGCGGCATAACACCGCGAAGATATCGGTTAATGTCGCAGTCCGTGAGCAGATTGAAGCCGGTGTCGGTGCCTGGCGACTGGTGACGGAGTACGAAGACCAGAACCCAACCAGCAATAACCAGATTATCCGGCGACTTCCCATTCATGAGGCGTGCTCACATGTTGTGTGGGATGCCAACGCCAAGCAGATGGACAAAAGCGACGCGAAGCATTGCACCGTCATCTCGGCGATGAGTAAAGATGGCTGGGAGGAGTTTGCTAAAGAGCAAGGCCTCGATGAAGATTATTTGCCTGACTTTCAGTCTCCGGCTTCTAACTGGATATTTCCGTGGACGACCAATGAAGTCTACTACATAGCGGAATACTACGAGGTCGAAGAGAAGAAAGAGGTCGCCTACATCTACCAGGATCCGATTACTGGTGAGCCTGTCAGCTACTTTAAGAAAGACATTGCTGATGTGATTGATGAGCTGGCTGACCGGGGCATGGTTAAAATCGGTGAGCGCAAGGTTAAACGCCGCCGGGTATACAAAACGCTCCTCACTCAGACGCAAATCCTCAAAGACCGCGAACGAATCGCCGGTGAACACATTCCCATTGTCCCGGTGTTCGGTGAGTGGTCATTTGCCGGTGACAAGGAGGTCTACGAAGGTGTTGTGCGCCTGACTAAAGACGGCCAGCGCCTGCGCAACATGATTATGAGCTTCAACGCCGACACGGTAGCCCGGACGCCGAAGAAGAAGCCATTCTTCACGCCTGAGCAGATCGCCGGTTACGAGTTCATGTACAACGGCAATGACGATTACCCGTACTACCTGGTGAACAGCAAGGATGAGAACGGTAATGACCTGCCACTTCAGCCGTTAGCCTACATGGAAAACCCGGAAGTACCGCCGGCCAACGCATATATGCTTGAGGCGGCCACCGCAGCAGTTAATCAGGTGGCTACCATGGGCGTCGATGCGGAAGCAGCCAACGGGCAGGTGGCATTTGACACCGTCAATCAACTGAACATGCGCGCCGATCTTGAGACATACGTGTTTCAGGATAACCTCGCTACTGCAATGCGTCGTGATGGCGAGATTTATGCCTCCATGGTCAACGACATCTACGACGTTCCCCGGCGCGTTACGATAACGCTGGAAGATGGCGGCGAGAAAGATGTTCAGCTCTATACGCAGGTCGTCGACCTCCAGACCGGAAATACAATTACCCTGAACGATATCCGCGGGCGCTATGAGTGCTACACGGATGTCGGCCCGAGCTTCCAGAGCATGAAGGAGCAAAACCGGGCAGAGATTCAGGAACTGTTATCTAAAACAGCACCAGGCACACCTGAGTATCAGTTGCTACTTCTCCAGTACTTCACACTACTCGACGGCAAAGGCGTCGAGATGATGCGCGAGTACGCCAACAAGCAGCTTGTGCTGATGGGCCTCAAGAAACCTGAAACACCAGAGGAGCAGCAGGCTGTCGCGGAAGCGCAACAGCAGCAACAGCAGCCGAATCCGGAAATGCTGGTAGCTCAGGGTCAGTATCTTGCCGGTCAGGCTGAGCTTCTTAAAGCGCAGAATCAGCAGCAGCAAATCGCCGTTGAGGCTGGCAAGGTTGAAGCACAAAACCAGCTCACAGCAGCAAAAATCGCAGAAATCTTCAACGGTATGGACCTCGATAAGCAGAAAGAGCTTCGCGAAGTTCTGAAGACCGTTGGTCAATTCCAGCAGCAGCGCAGCGAAGACGCTCGCGCCAATGCTGAGTTACTTCTCAAAAGCAACGACCAGCGCCACAAACAAGGCATGGACGTAGCAAACCACCTGCAATCGCAGAGACAAAATACCCCCTCCGGCGGTGTAGCCGAGATGCCTCAATAAGAGAGAGTTAATCATGACCGATACCACCGAAATTCAGGGCTCTGAAGGCCAACCCCTGCACGTCGACCAAGCGGCGGCATCCGTTGTCGATACTGAATCACATGCCAGTGATGAGGGTGTGCAGAGCGAAGGCTTTGACATTGTTCTGAACGACGATGAGACCAAACCAAAACAAGACCCGGCAACTAACGCGCACTTTGCAGCAAAGCGCCTGGAGCGCAAGCGTCAGCGTGAGCTTGAGCAAAGGATGGAAGCAGTCAAGCGCGGAGAGCTGCCGGAGGATTTACGGGTAAACCCTGAACTTCCGCCCCAGCCGGATATCAACGCCTTTCTCTCAGACGAAGGTCTGGCTAAGTACGACTACGACCAGAGCCGCGCGCTGGCTGCTTTTAATGCCGCTAACACTGAATGGCTGATGAAAGCACAGGACTCGCGCAGCAATGCTGTAGCCGAACAGGGCCGAAAGACGCAGGAGTTTACTCAGCAGTCTGCGCAATACGTCGAGGCCGCTCGTAAACATTATGACGCCGCAGAGAAGCTCAATATCCCTGATTACCAGGATAAAGAGGATGCATTCATGCAACTCGTCCCGCCCCAGGTAGGAGCGGACATCATGATGCTCTTCCCGGAGAAATCTGCAGCGCTCATCTATCACCTGGGTGCCAATCCAGAGAAAACCCGGCAGTTACTGTCGATGAACGGGCAGCAGGCGCTGATTGAACTAACTCGACTATCCGAACGCTTAACTCTCAAGCCTCGCGCTAACCAGGTATCCAGCGCACCACCGGCAGATGAGCCGGTCACGTCATCCGTAGCAGCGGCCAATATTTCTGCAATTCAAAAGCAGATGGAAAAAGCGGCTGCAAAAGGTGACACGGAAACCTATCGCAAGCTCAAGGCTCAACTTAAAGGAATTAGATAATGGCATTATCCGAAGGCCAACTGGTCACTTACGCTATCGACGAAGTGATCGAAACCGTTCAGAACCTCACCCCGATGGCTGAGCGCGTCAGCAAATACACCCCTCCGGCAGCGTCCATGCAGCGCTCAGGTAACACCGTATGGATGCCGCTGGAGCAGGAGGCACCGACTCAGCGCGGCTGGGATTTGACGGGCAAAGAGACCGACATTCTGGAACTCTCCGTTAAGGTCAACCTGAACGATCCTGATAACGACTTCTTCGCGCTTCGCGCCGATGATGTTCGTGACGAAACCTCCTACCGCCGCCGCATTCAGGCATCAGCCAAGAAGCTGGCGAACAACGTCGAAGCGGAAATTGCCCGCCAGGCTGTAGAGATGGGCTCTCTGGTTGTAACAAGCACTTCACCTATCGGCAGCGCAAACTCAGGCTGGGATTTCATCTCTGAGGCGGAATCCCTGATGTTTGCCCGCGAGCTGAACCGCGACGCCGGTCTGTCTTTCTTCTTCAACCCGAACGATTATCGTGGCGCTGGTCGCGACCTGGCAGGAAAAGACTTCTACGGCCGCATTCAGGACGACGCCTACAGCAAAGGCGTAATCCAGAAGCAGGTCGCAGGCTTCAACGATGTGTTGCGCTCTCCGAAGCTGCCTTCACTGGCCGCATCAACTGCCACTGGCGTTACCGTATCCGGTGCGCAGAAATTCAAGCCTGAAGCGTGGAAAGTGGACGTTGATGGTAACCGCGAGAACGTCGACAACCGCACCGCAGTAGTCGCTGTGAGCTCGGGTACTGGCTTCAAACGCGGCGATAAGATTTCTTTCGCTGGCGTGAAATTCCTGTCGCAGATGGCTAAAAACGTGCTGACTCAGGACGCCACCTTCTCCGTGGTTGCGGTGAATGGCAACAACCTGACCATCACGCCGAAGCCGATCGCTCTCGACGATACCAGTCTGACCGCCGAGCAGCGCGCCTACGCGAACGTGAACACCTCGCTGGCTAACGGCGCAGCTGTGACTGTATGGAACACCGACACCGTGTCCGCGAACGTGTTCTGGGCAGACGATTCTATCCGCCTGGTGTCTCAGCCTATTCCGCTGAACCATGACCTGTTCTCCGGCATGAAGTCTCAGAGCTTCAGCGTACCGGGTACCGGCCTGAACGGCGTCATCGCATTTCAGGGTGATATCGACCAGCTTGGCGGTAAATGCCGTATCGCGCTGTGGTACGCAGCGTCTGCGGTACGCCCGGAAGCTATCGGCGTCGGCCTGGCGAATCAGAACGTGGCTACCACTCCGTCTGCATAACCATAAGGGGCTTCGGCCCCTTTCTTAATGGAGATACGACATGAGCACAATGCTATATCGAGAAGGTCGCGGCACCCGCGTTTGGGGTAAAGAACTGGAATCCAAAGTTGTTAACGATGACGAAGTAAAGTCACATATTGATAATGGCTGGTTTGAGCATCCCGACGAGGTTAAGCAAGAAGAAGCATTTGAAGACGAAGGGCATGGCATCGTCGAAAAGAAAGACATGGGTGAAGTGTCCGACGGGTATCACACATTTAATGAGCTGTACGCACATCGCGTCCGTTTGTTCTCTTCGCTGATGAATGCATACCCTTCTATTTCCTGGTGGAGCCGCAAGCACCACGATGGGGAAGAGTGGGATGGTTGGGTGATTGCAGGCATTGATACGCCTGATGGCCCTGCAACATATCACCTGCCAGAAGATGAAATTGAAAATCTTCCTGCTGGGTCTGAACTGGAGCTTGGAAAAGAGTGGGACGGTCATAAACCAGATGATGTTCTGATTCGTCTTCTAAGCCTGAAGCAATGCCAGTCTGAGCCAGAGCCGGAAATGAAAGAGCGCAAAAAGCCAGGCCGCAAACCTAAGGCGGGCAGCGATGAATCTGACGACTAAAGGCGATCTGGCTATCGCCGCATTACGTAAGTTGGGCGTCGCCTCGAATGCCACACTCACAGACGTTGAGCCGCAGTCACTGGAGGACGCGGTAAATGACCTTGAGATGATGATGGCGGAGTGGTCAGGCAATGAGTCAGGGAAGGTTATCGATGTTGGTTACATCTTTGCAGCCGACGATGAGCCTGTAGACCCAGGCGACGCCCATGGGTTGGGGAGAAACTCGCTAAACGCAGTGATCCTTAATCTGGCCTGCCGCATTGCTCCTGACTACCTGGTTGAGCCAACGGCGAAGCTCATAACCGGAGCAAGGTACGGTAAAGAGCAACTCTATCGCTCGTCTGCTATCAAGCGAGCCAAAGAAGGATACGGGATTTACCCATCACGTATGCCTGTCGGTTCCGGTAATCGATGGGCCAACCTGAACAACATCAACTATTACCCCGGGAGAGAGAAAATTGCCGATCCAACAACTCCCACTGATGAAGGGAACGGGTAAAGACTACCGCAACGTCGATTATGTCGACCTTCTGTCGGTGAACATGCTAGCGACGCCCAAAGAAGTACTCGGGTCAAACGGCTATCTGCGCTCATTCCCTGGCATAGTGAAAGTTAACGATGTTGCCGGCCCTTCACGCGGGGCCATGTACAACTCTCACGAGAGCGCAGTTTATCGACTATGTGGTAATAAGCTTTATAAGTCAGGTGATGAGGTTGGCTCTTTGCCAGGGATTGGCCGTGTCAGTATGGCCTGTAGCTATAACAGTCAGGCCATTGGTGCCAACGGCACGATGACACTGTTCAGGTATGACGACACGATTAAAACCCTTTCAAATTGGGATATTGGTACAGGATACACTCAGTATGAGCTAGGGTACCTTCGCGACCTTTGCAGAAACAGATCTCGATATGTCTGGAGCAAGGACGGAAGCGACTCATTCTTCATTAGCGACCTTGAAGATGAATCCAAGCCGGACCGATACGCGGCAGAATACCGGGCTGAGAGCCAGCCGGACGGAATCATTGGCATAGATGACTGGCGCGACTTTGTTGTGTGTTTTGGCACCAAAACGACCGAGTATTTTTCTCTTACCGGTAATGCCAGTGCAGTTGGGGTAGCTATTTACCAGGCTCAGCCGTCAATGATGGTTCAAAAGGGTATCGCAGGCACCTATTGCAAAACCAAGTATGCAGACACCCATGCAATCATCAGTCATCCAGCCACTGGAGCTCCATCTGTCTACCTGATTAACTCAGGCGCAGTACAACAAATCGCAACGGCGTCCATTGAGCGTATTCTTCAGGACTATTCAGAGGAAGAACTCGCCACTGGCGTAATGGAAACCACGCGCTTTGAAGCACACGAGTTACTGATAATCCACCTGCCTCGCCATGTACTTGTATATGACGGATCGGTAACTCAGGGAGGAGCACAATGGTCAATACTCAAAACTGGTCTTGCTGATGATGTTCATTCAGCCATTGATTATGTGTATGAAGGCAACCAAATCACCTGCGGCGACAAGGCGGCGTCTGTTGTAGGCGTCCTGGTAAAGGCAATAACCAGCCAGTATGGAGCGCAACAGGAACACCTGCTATACACGCCCCTGTTTAAAGCGGATAACGCGCGCGCTTTCGACTTCGAACTGGAATCAGCCACCGGAGTGTCACAATTTGCTGAACAGATGTTTATTTCGGCAACCACGGACGGAATCAACTACGGGAAAGAACAGCTCATCCCATGGAATGCTCCATTCCGTTACGATCAGCGCGCCATCCTTCAGCGGATAGGCCGCATACGAAAGAACATCGGCTTTAAAATACGCATCGTCACATCATCACCCGTTACGCTTAGCGGGTGCCAGGTGAGGTTAGAGTAATGGCAGACGCCCCACAGAAGGTAATTGTTAAATCCAGCAGGATAGACGCCTCAATTCTCCCGCCAAACTTCCCGCTTCCATACAAGTTGTATGTTATTCAGCAAACTACAGACCTGAAAGACATTGCTGATGCCTCGAATGGGGCGAATGAACTGGCGTATGAGGCTACGGTTAAAAACGTCGAGCAGGACGCAACTCTGGATGACCATGAAAACAGAATTTCAGGGCTGCGTAGTGAGGTTGATGATCATGAGTCTCGAATCACCGCAAACACAAATTCAATAAGCTCGCTCTCATCAAGAGTTACGGCAACTGAAGGTGACATATCAGGACTGAAGACACGCGTTACCACTGCGGAAGGTAGCATTACCACATTGCAGGGTGATTATGTGTCAAAGTCCGCCACGGCAACACAGAATCTCGCATCGCCTGTTAATGTCACCACCTCTTATTCTATTGATGGCACAAAGGTAATTGGGGCCAGACAAACCGGATGGACTGCCGCAACAGGAACTTCGCTGTTAAGTGCTTTCAATGCCAACCAGTCTTATTCAGCGAGCACAACCTACACACAGTCTGAGATTAGTGCTCTGGCGACTGGACTTGTGCAGGCAAGACAAAGGATTAAGGCGATGGAAGATGCGCTTCGAGCGCACGGGCTGATTAACTGATGATCACCTTTACCCCAACACGAAACATCGACCTCATAGAGGCGGTAGGAAACCACCCGGCCATAATCGCTGGCAGTAACAATGGCGATGGTTACGATTACCGGCCTGAATGTCGATACTTCGAAGTCAACGTACACGGAAATTTTGGCGGCATCGTCTATTACAGCGAAATACAGCCACTTTCCTTTGATTGCCACGCTATGTACCTGCCAGAGGCGCGCGGTTTCAGCAAGGAAATTGGCCTGTCCTTCTGGCGGTATCTGCTTTCAGAAACAAACGTTCAATGCGTCGTCTCGTTCGCAGCTCGCAAATTCCGCCACGGCCAGATTTACTGCGCCATGATTGGATTGAATCGCGTTGGCACCATCAAAAAATATTTCAAGGGTGTAGATGACGTAACGTTTTACTCAGCGACCCGCGAAGAACTCATGGAATTCCTCTCCCGTCAAAAATAGGTAACAACATGCTCATTTTTCAATTAGCGAGTAAGCATCTCGAGAATCGCCTGTACCTCAAAGGCGGGAAAGGCGGTGATGGTGGAGCAAGTGCTCAGGCGAAAGCTATTAACAAGCAGACAGACCTGCAGCGCGAGCAATGGCAAACTGTTATGAACAATCTTGCCCCTTTCACTCCTCTGGCGCAGCAGTATGTCAGCCAATTGCAGAACCTTTCCTCTCTACAAGGTCAGAACTCTGCCCTTAACGGTTACTACGGCTCAGACCAGTACAAGCAGCTAGCAAATCAGGCGCGATATCAGACTCTGCAGTCAGCAGAGGCAACTGGCGGGCTTGGTTCAACCGCTACCAGCAATCAACTGGCTACTATCGCGCCGACGCTTGGTCAGACATGGTTAAGTGGGCAGATGCAGAACTACAACAACCTTGCAAACATCGGCCTCGGGGCGCTGCAAGGTCAGGCTAATGCTGGTCAGACATACGCCAATAACATGGGGGCACTGTATCAGCAGCAGGCCAATCTGGCGGCGGCAAATGCTAACCGCCCGTCAGGATTCCAGTCAGCATTAAGTGGCGGACTTGGTGGGGCGGCAGCTGGCGCTGCCATCGGTTCTGCTTTTGGTGGCCCAGGAATTGGTACGGCAATTGGTGCAGGTATCGGCGTTCTTGGCTCGCTGTTTTAAGGGGGATTCATGGCTACATGGGATATGGGTAATGGTGGTAGTCTCCTTGCAGGCCTTGGCGGCATTAACTCCAACGCGCCATCAGTAAATGACTCAAACGCCGCGCTTGCCCTGATTCGTGATAACAACGAAATTCAGCGTTCTGGCGCTAATAATATCGGGCTTCAGGCGCTACAGGGCATCGGTAACGTAATGCAGGTTCAGCAGCAGGCCCAACAGCAACAGCGGCAACAGGAATTCCAGCAGGCTTACTCTGCGGCATACGCAACCGGCGATCGCAACGCTATGCGAAAACTGGCTGTGCAATACCCTGAACAGTTTGACGCAGTGCGTAACGGAATGGGTTTTATTGATGAAGACCAGCGAAACACCGTAGGAAATCTCGCTGCAGGCGCTCGCCTTGCGTCTTCATCGCCTGATGCTATGGCTAACTGGCTTCAGTCTAACGCCGGTGAGTTGGCTCGTGTTGGTGTGAATCCACAGGATGTTGCTCAGATGTACCAACAGAACCCGCAGCAGTTCGGAGAGTTTGTCGATCACCTTGGGCTTACCAGCCTCGGGCCCGAAAAATACTTTGACCTGCAGGATAAAATGCAGGGTCGCCAGGTGACTATGCGCGGTCAGGATCTGGATTCGCAAACCGCCGCTCGTAATCAGGCAATCACAATGCGCGGCCAGGATATCCAGGCGAATTTAGGCCAGCAGCGCATCAATCTTGATGCAGAGACCAACCGAATTAACAACGAGAATAAACGTCTGGACCGCATGCTGTCAGCGGAAACTAACGACCTGAAGCGCCAGGAAATCCAGAGTCGAATAGCCGCCAACAACCAGCAATTGCAGCAGAAACAGCAAGCTCTCAATGATGGCTACAAAGACGGCATCAACACTCTCACAACCAGCATGTTCACTCTGAACGATATCGTTAGTTCTCCAGCGCTCAAGAGCATTACCGGCCTGCGCGGGGCTATTCCTAACGTTCCTGGCTCTCAGGCGGCCGACACTCAGGCTCGCCTCGACACCTTCAAATCCCAGGCATACCTGACAGCAGTTCAGGCAATGAAAGGCATGGGTGCGCTTTCAGACGCCGAAGGTAAGAAGCTAGACCAGGCTGTGGGTTCGTTGCAGAACTCACAGAGCGAAGAGTCATTCAGGCGTAACGCTGGCGTTATCCTCAACACGCTAAACCAGAAGCGAAACGAAGCGGTTGGTAAGTACGTTCAGCAAAATGGCATCAAGCGAATGGAGGCACCTCAGGCTTCTATCGACTACCTGAAGCAGCATCCAGAGCTTTCCACTGACTTTATTAACCGCTACGGATATCTTCCACCTTTGGGGCAGTAAATGGCTAATTACCGTGATTTGTTAGAGCAGGCTGGCGCACGTCACGGTGTGCCAGAAGGGTTGATGACTGCGCTGGGTGCCAAGGAGTCTTCTTACAATCCCGCCGCAGTAAGCTCTGCCGGGGCTGTAGGATTGACTCAGGTTATGCCAGGGACATGGCGTGATATGGGTTATACCGATGAGCAAATGCAGAGCCCCGAATACCAGGCTGACGCTGGCGCTCGCTATCTGGCAAAGATGTACCAGCAGTTTGGTAACTGGCGTGACGCCCTTCAGGCTTATCACGACGGACCCGGCAACGTTATGAAGGCAAAGCGTGGAGAATATACTCCGGGTCCGGAAGGACGCGGATATGTTGATGACCGGTTTGCACAATGGGCTGGCGACCCGGTAACCGACTCCACCGTTGAACAGCGTGCTACATCTGCAAAGGTTCACCCACAGGAAGACCCTAATAACCCGTTTGCACAGCTGGAATCACAGGCATCGGCACAGCCAGTACCTTCAAACGTGCAGTCCGATCCGAATAACCCATTTGCGCAGATAGAGCAGCAGATCACCAGTCAGCAGCCACCTCAACCAGTAAGTTCTGTCGCAACGCAACCTGTTCAGCAGCAAGGCGGAATAATGTCTGACCTTGGTAATGGACTTGCTGAAACCGGGCGCGGCTTACTACAGGCAGGAATTAACGTAGCGAATATACCTGCTGAACTCACTGATGCGGTAACGAGCGCAGCAGCCTGGGCTGGTAATAAGCTCGGTATAGGTGACGGCACATATCAACCTGCACCTCGCGTCACTACTCAAGGGCTTGAACAGGATTTTGGACTACAGCCAGGCACGCTAACCCCTCAAACAACCGAGGGGCGTATTTTTGCTGAGGCGATTCCTTACCTGACGCCTGTAGGAATCGAACGCGCAGCGACAGCGGCCCCCACTCTTGCTGGCCGAATTGCTGAAGGTGGTTCGCGCCTGCTGGCGGAGAATGCTGTTGGTTCACTTGCCGCCAATAGCGATAAGAACGATGCCAGCGCGCTCGCTACTGACTTAGGGCTGGGCGTTGGTTTAGGCGCTGCCGCAAATGGCGTAGTTAAAGCTGCCGGAGCGGGTTATCGCGCGCTCACTGGCTCAATTGCACCAGAAGCCGCGCAAGCTATCCGCTTTGCGGAGCAGAACAACGTGCCGTTGACCACAACTGACGTAATTCCTCCAACGTCTCGCGTCGGGCGCGCTGCACAGACAACAGCGGAAAATATCCCATTTGTTGGCACGTCAGGAATGCGCGCTGCTCAGCAGGAATCGCGCAGCCAACTGGTGCAAAACTTTGCCAATAAATTTGGCGAGTACAATCCAGCGGAAGTGGTAAACAGCCTGAAGTCAAAAACATCTGGCATTAAGCAGGCTGCCGGCCGCCGCCTTGAACAGGTGCAGAGTGCCATGTCTGGCGTAAGTATCCAGCCTTCTCGTGCGATTCAACAGATAAATGATGAGGTTTCCAGGCTGCAAAAGCTTGGCGGGGTTGCTGACAATGACACCATCAGCAAGCTTCAGGCATATCGTGATGAGCTGGCAACGGGAAATGTTGACCTGGAGCAGTTAAGTAACTTGCGCAGTCAATTCAGGATGGATGTGAAGGGAGAGCGTCCGGTAATGCCTACGCGCTCAGATGCGGCAGTCCAGCGGGTTTATAGGGCCATGACAGGAGATATCGACAGCGCTATAGGTCAGAGCCTTGGTAACGATGTCCTCCGTCGCTACCGGCAGGCTAACGCGGTATACGCTGACGAAGCGGCCAAACTTCAGAACACACGCCTGAAGAATGTGCTGATGAAAGGTGACCTGACTCCTGAAGTAGTGAACAACATGCTTTTCAGCAAGAACAAGTCAGAGATTCTGAGCCTCTATAACTCTGTCGGGCAGGCTGGTCGCGTGCAAATGCGAAACGGCATCATCGGAAAGGCGATGGAGAAATCAGGTGGCTCACCAGACCAGTTCCTCCGCCAGTTAAACATCATGTCTAACCAGACTGGTATAGCGTTCAAAGGCGAGGATGCAGCCTATATTCGAGGACTCAAGAACTACCTGGAGTCAACGAAGCAGGCGGCCAGAGCCGGAGTCAGCACACCGACAGGTCAGCAGGCCGTCCCGCTGATCATGGGGTTTGGTGCCGCAGCTAACCCTGCAGCTGCCGCCGCCGGTGTGAGTTATGGTCTGATAGCTCGCATGTACGAAAGCAAGGCCGTGCGCAATGCAATGCTTCGTCTGGCGAATACTCCGCGCGGAAGCTCAGCCTTTGAAAAGGCAGCAGCCGATGTGGCTTCAGCAATCAATGCTTTATCGCAAGGCGCAAAATCAGACGCGTTAGCTCAGTAAATATTTACCAACACAATACGCGAATATCATTAGCGCCATATTCAGTACATCACGGTCCATTAATACCTCACTTTTTACCCCATTATAACTAACGCCATCGCAACGCTGCGCAAGTTTAGCTTGTGCGGCTTTGCCACGCCTGGAGCTTACCAATGGCCGATATCACAGCAAATGTTGTAGTTTCTAACCCGCGACCTGTATTTACTGACTCGCGCACATTTAAAGCAGTTGCTAATGGTCGAGTGTATGTCGGGAAAATCGACACCGATCCAACCATTCCTGCCAACCAGATACCTGTATATATTGAAAATGAGGATGGCAGTCATGTGCAGATTCCCCAGCCGTTAATTATCAATGCGGGCGGTAAAATTGTTTACAACGGGCAGGTAGTCAAAGTCGTTACCGTTCAGGCCCACAGCATGAAGGTGGTTGATGCGTACGGAGCACAGGTTGACTATATACCCTATGTATTAAAGTACGATCCTGACCAGTTTAAAATAACACTATCAGAGTCGGGTGGCGCTGGTTTCGTTGGCACTAACCACAGGGGAAATCTTGCTGCCGACTTGAACGCCATTGACCGACGGCCTGATGGGTATGCTACTGGCGTGGCCGGGGTTTTCTCTTACGGGCGCGATGTTGAAATAGACAAAGATATATCAACCAGCTCCAATACATATATCCCTGAGATGCAGTCCCGCATGGTTTATCGTCTTACAGATAACCAGTTCGTGGAAGGGCGCGGCGGCAAGGTCACGGACACTTCTGGTAAATCTGCGGTGTACGGCATGCTTGGTACTGACGCAGCTCCCACAACCAATGTAACCATCAATGATATCCAGGCCGGCGGCACTTCTTCTCCGACAGATAATACCAATGAGGCCATTTCCTCGTTCGCGTTATTAACACGTTACACCAAAAACCTGATTGTGCGTGGGGTTCGCTCCTTCGCTGGTCTGGCAGGTGGCGTCTATGTCAGCCAGGCAAGGAACGCGATTGTTAATGACGTTATTACCGAAAAGCAGGTCTACCACACCGGCGAAGAAGTAGGCGGTGGCCGCGCAGGGTATTCGGTTCTTACGGACAACGCGAAAGAAACCATCATCAATAACGTGATGCAGACGGTAGAGGCTGCACCGAATGGCCGACACCTGCTGTATATGTCCACTGGATCCGGCGGAGATACTAACGGCAACGTAAACGTTATTGCCAACAATATGATAGGCCGTTGGATTGGACGTGATGACCGCAACCAGTGGATGCTCGCAATCCGCGCTTCTCAACGTTTCATCCTGAATAACGCGATTCAGGAGGGCGGCAACGGTGGCATGATTTTCAATGACGAAAATAACAACATCACCGACTACATCGCATCAAATATGGTTTTCCAGACCATTAAATACGCCGCGGGAGTTCCTGTTTATGCCGTCGGTCAAGGCCAGTCTCCAACTTACAAATCTAACCGATGGTTGATTACTAACCATAATATCAATGGCGTACCTAAGGATTCCTCCGTGGGGCGCACAGATATTATCGCTTACAATATATCGGGCAATAACGGGATGTTGAGCAATGTTGTGATCACATGCCCGGGTGAATCAACGCCTATCCTTGTTGGACATGATACGCAAAGCGTCCAGAACATCACTATAGCTAACATTCACGATAATATTGGTGGTGGTAGTAGTGGCACCCCTGCTCCATTGATAGCATTCACTGGCAGTGCAGTATCTAACATTACCGTTAGAGGAATAACTACATCCCGCTCCCCAATGTTTCTGCGGCTCTACGTAGTTACAGATTTAACAGTTGATTTTACGCGTAAAGCGCGAATAAACTTTTCAAATGGATCTGTTACGAAAACAGACATTGATACAATTACTGGAACAGTAACTCCGCTATCAACCGGCTTTACAATTCAGTTCCCAAGCCACGTCACTCAGAAAGCTATAGATAACCTGGTCATCAGAATGCTCAGTGCCGGGCAAGTAAACATCTTATCAACTGGCAGCAAGACAGTAACTTTCAACACGTTTACTAATGCCGGAGTCTCGTTAAGTATGCTAACTGGTAACTATACCTTTGATCTGACGCTCTTTAGTTAG